GCAACGATTCGAGCAATGGAGGGCTAGTGCCATTCGACGTCGGAGGTTGGGAATCGGGCGGGTTCTTCGTCCAGGGGCCGCATCGGTTCCGACTGTGGGTCCCTGCCGGGACGCGGCTCAACCCCCGATGGGGACTGGCTATCCGTGACGATGTTAGCCCGCGTGGTTCGATGGCCCTGCTCAACGGAATCCCAATGCTGCAGCTGAGTGAGGCGGGTCACGTTGTGTTCCAACCCAGGGGGATTGCGCGCAGGTGACGCGGGTGGTAGAATGGTTTTTGTAGGGGGAGGGGCCACCGGCCCGGAGATCGGGTGCCCACCACGCCGACTCGCGGAGACCGCTAAGCCCCTCCCCCTGCGCATAGGGAAGGGGAACCCCAATGAGCACGTGCTACGTAGTCGATATAGATGAGAATGACGTGGCCCCCTGCACGGGCGAGAGCGCGGGCACTGTGACCTGGCTCGACATGCAATGGACCGCCGAAGTGTGCGCCCGCCACCTGGCCATGTACCAGGCACAGCCGGACCCCAACCGCGTGGTTGAAGTCTGGCCGCGCTGTACAGTCGAGGTGCTTGACCCGTACGACCGCGTGAGCCTGGTCGACTGCGGCGAGCGCGCTGACGAGCGCGGGGTGTGCAACTTCCACCGAAGGATGATCGGATGCTCCTGATCTGTGCGGGCAACTACAGCCAGGCCGCGCGTTACGCGGCGCACCACAACATCCGAACCAGCCAGTGGCGGTACGTGCGCGACTCGCAGAGCCTGCGCGGTTACTACGGAGCTGAGATAGTAATCGTCGGCACATTCGTTCGAGACCACTCACCTGGAGTGGTCCGCGACATTATGGAGACCGCCAAGTTCATCAACGCCCAGTGGATTGAGGCCAACTAATGATCCCGTGGGCTCGGATTTCTGGACCGCTAGGATTTTTCATCGGATTCGCCGCCGCCACGCTCATCTTCCGCGACGGCTGGGCTGGAGTGAACTGGGGACCGGTTCTGCTGGGTGTGGGTACCGGAATTGTCTGGTCGGTTGCGTCACTCATGCGGAGGCGGACGCCGTGAGCACCGGGTTTTGGATGGTGTTCACGCTGGGTCTGATCCTGGGTACCCTGGCTGGACTCTGGGTAGGACGCAGGCGCTGACTCCACGTCTTGCGCTCCCGCCAAATCGTATGATATACTGGATCCCGTGTCCGAGTACCCGAAGGCCGAGATCGAGTTGATGGCGCAAGTCGACGGTGAGAAGGAAGCTCTCGAATTGCGACTGCGCCATTTCTCTTATGCCGACATCGCCGACATTCAGCAGGTCAGCATCCCCACCGTCCGGGCACGGATTCGCCGCGCGATTCAGCACAGGCTCCCCGAAGAGACTCGCAGGCAAGCGCGCCAGATGGAGTGCGCCCGTATCGATGGAATGCAGCGCTTCAACCAGCTGGTCATGATGAGCGACGCCACCTCACTTAGCGAGAAGCTGGCCGCTCAAGCGATGTTCTACCGAGGGATCGAGCAGCGATGCAAGCTGCTCGGCCTCTACATGCCGGTCGAGCTGGACGTCAAGTACAGCGGCGTGCTCGACCAGGAGATCGAGACTCTGATGTCCGCGCTCGGCGCGCAGGCGACCGAGATGGCCGATGATGAGGCGGAATCTCCGGTTGAGTAACCCGCCACGCGACTGGCGCCAAGGCTACGGTCCTGGTGGCGGCGAATGGCGCGCTTGGGACACCGATCGTAAGGCTCACTTGAAGGACCGGCTTGAAGCGGAGCTGGAGCGACGTCGCACAATGTGGCGCTGCGATCTCCAGTTCTGCAACGGCAAACCGCACGGCGAGTGGATGATGCCGCACGCGAGGTGGAACCAGCTTCCCCCTCCCGACATCCCGCGCGTCGTGCGCGATCCCCGCAAGGCCACGCCCGTCACGGTAGATCTGCCGTGGATGGAGTGGCTGATCATGGCTGGGCGCGGCTGGGGCAAGACGCGCACCGGAGCCGAGTTCATCCGCTACCAGACCGCCACCATCGGTCGACAGTGCAGGGCTGCCCTGATAGGACGAACCGCAGCTGACGTACGCGATGTCATGATCGAGGGTGAATCCGGCCTGCTGTCCGTATTCCCCTCCAGCGAACGCCCCGAATACCAACCCTCCAAGCGACGGGTCCTGTTCAAAAACGGAGCCGTCGCTTATTGCTATTCGTCCGAAGAGCCTGACCAGCTCCGTGGTCCGCAGCACCACATTGCGTGGATCGACGAGATGGCGACGTTCTACCATCTTGACCTGGTCATCACAAACTACCGGCTCGGCCTCCGCTTGGGGGTCAGCCCGCGTTGCGTCATCACGACCACACCCCGACCCCGCAAGGAGATTCGCGAGATCCGGCATTCACCGACTACGGTGATGACCGGTGGTCGCACTTACGAGAACCTGGACAACCTCGCCCCCACCTTTGCCGAGACTGTCATTCGCAAGTACGAAGGCACCCGGCTCGGTCGGCAAGAGCTGGAGGGTGAGTACCTCGATGAGGTCGAGGGAGCGATGTGGACCATCGAACTCCTCGACGAGCACAGGGCTGATATCGAGAAGGTCTCGCCGTACATCAAGCAGATGGAGATCGTAGTTGCGATCGACCCTGCAGTGACGTACGGCGGAGATGAAACCGGCATTGTGGTGTGCGGCAAGCTCGACCATGAGGGCTTTGTCCTCGCTGATCTGAGCGGCCACTACACCCCGCACGGTTGGGCTTCACAGGCAATCCAGGCTGCCACAGCCTGGGGCGCGTCCTACATCGTCGCCGAAGTGAATAATGGCGGCGAGATGGTTCGCACTACGCTGGAATCACTACGTCTGCCGCGAGGAGTGAGATACAAGCCAGTAACAGCTAGCCGAGGCAAGAGGCTCCGTGCCGAACCGGTGTCAACCCTGTACGAACAGGGGTTGGTCCACCACGTGGGGATCCACCACGCGCTGGAGGATCAAATGACCACGTGGACACCGGATGACCGCATGTCGCCTGACCGTCTCGACGCACTGGTATGGGCTATGTCTCACCTGTTCTTCCGGAGGCGTGGGATGGCGGATGTCGCGTAAATCACATAGCTCCCCGATTGAGCCCGGGGGAGGCTGGGTCGACGCGTTCAAAGGCGCGGCCAACCTGATGGCAGACCAGGTACGTCGTAGCTGGACGCGTCGATCCATGCCTGTAACCGGCCGTCGTTCCTCCCCACCGGTCACTGGGAGTGGTGGACTCCAGGTGACTATGGGGATCGATGGTCTGTACCAGTGGCGGGCAGACTTCGGTTCCGGATGGCGCAACTCCGCTGTCGCGTACAGGTGCATTATCGCCATTGCGACCAACGCAGCCACCGTCCCGCTCGAAGTGCTGAATGAGAACGGTGAACCGATTCCCGATGAGGTCGCCGATCTCTGGAATCACGCCCCCAACACCTACATGTCGGCACGCGTTCTGCGCGAGATCGCCTGGCTTCGGTTAGAGACCGGCGGCCAGTGCTTCGTGTTCATGGACCGAGGCGAATCCGGCATGGGTCCGGTGCAGGGACTGCACGTACTCGACTCCAGCTGGGCAATCGACCCCATCATTGACAACACTGGACCCGAGGGGATCGAGGTGCTCCTTGGGTACCGGATTTGGGGATCTACCAACGGGCGTGCCGGAACCATCCTACCCGAAGAGATGCTATGGCTGCGGTACCCTGACCCAGATGACATCTGGGCCTGTCTGCCTCCCCTGCACGCTGCGCGGTTCGCGCTTGACCTGGACGACTACGCGCGTCGTTACCAGTCCGCGACTCTGCAGCGTGGAGGAACCCCGGGTGGAGTTGTCTATCTCGGTGACGTGGATGAGGGCACGCACAAGCAAGTCAAAGCCGACCTAGCCGCGCGACACGAACGTCCAGAGGACGCGGGTCGACACCTTATCCTGAGTGGGCCAACCCCGGCTCGATACGACCGGATCTCGCTCACGGCTGAAGAGGTGTCGTACCTAGAAACCCGAGTGCGAACCGCCGACGAGATCATGATGGCATTCGGCGTGCCGCACGACTACCTGATGGGAGGGACGACATACGAGAATAGGGCAGCGTCGCGGGCTACACTCTGGTCGGAAACGATAGTCCCCAAACTGCAGGTCGTCGCCTCAGAAATCGATTTGCAGACTGTCCCAGACCCGCGACAAACTGCCCAGTTCAACACCGAAGAGGTGGAAGCGCTTCAGGAGTCGGCTGACGCACGTGTTACTCGGACTGTGTCGCTTGTCGAGGCCGACATCCTGACGATCGATGAAGCACGGGTGGAAGTTGGCCAGGATCCTCTCCCCGGGGGTGCTGGCCAACTGACACTCACTCCATACCGACAGCGCGCTCAAGCACCAGCGATTCGTAACGGCCACGTCCAGCCCCTGCCGACGCCGATAGGATCTGCCCCGTGACGAAGCTCCTCATTCCCGCCCAGCCGTTCAGAGCAGATCGCGAGGGACATCCCGTGATCTTGAGAGACGGACCATTGGACGGCCAGACCGGCGAGCACCTGGGTGCGCTGCCCCCCTACCTCGCGTTGACGATCGGCCAATACGGGACTTGGACCTACCTGCTTACGTCCGAGACCACCGCAGTCACTGATTATGCCCCGGGCTCTACTAAGGAGCGCACTCGCGAAGGCAGAGTGTACGCCTGGAATGGTAGGGACCCGAATGGAAATCGTATCTGACGGCCATCGGTTCGTCAGTCTAGCCAGCCTGTCCCCTCGCTGGGACACCGCCGATGATGACACTGGTCCTCACTTCGAGGGCTGGGCCTGTCGCCACGACACCATCGACGCATACGGCACCGAGTTCGCCCCTGGCTGCTGGTCAGCCGGTGGGCTGGACGGTGAAGCGTACGCGCTGTGCTGGATGCATGATCCCACCGTCCCGGTCGGAATCTTCCGTGCCAACGACCTGGCCGATGGTCTGCGGATCCAGGGCTGGTGGGACCAGACCCGAGACGGTCGCGATGCTCGGACCAAGGCCAAGACGGGCAGCGCGCCCGAACTGTCGGTGGGATTCCGACAAGCAATCTTCGACGAGGACAATCCCAACCGGATCATTGCGGTCAAGCTCGTCGAAGTCAGCCAGATCACGGCCCGAATGGCTGCCGTGCCTGGATCTGAGTTCACATCTGCACGATCGGCCCCTGCCACCGGTCGGCGTCCAGTCGCGGCAGCGCGACTCCGCTTGAGTACCGTGAAACTAGGAGGACGACCGTGACAACCATCGACGTGACCCGCCCTGACTTCGATCAGGCGTGGCGCGCCAGGATGCGCGCATTCGGCGCGACCGGATGGAGGACCGCTCCCACCCAGGTGGACTACACCCAGTTCACCGACGCCGAGTTGCGTCAGGCGCGTGACGAGACGCTGGCCCGACTGAACACCGACGAGGCGACCGAGGACGACGCCACCCGCGCGGACCAGATCAGCACCGAGATCGAGCGGCGCAACACCATCACCGAGGCGACCAACGAGCGGCGACGTCGCTTGGCCGAGGTGCGGGTGACCGAGCGCTGGAGGCCGGACGTCACCAACCCCGCCGCACCTCAGCCGGGTGATCGCGGGCAGCGTCCACCGGACGACACCGGCAACCGCCAGGTCGAGACCATCCCCGCCGATTGGCGTCAGCGGATGGCGACCGGAGCTGCAGCCTGGCGTGAGCGTGGAATGGCGGGCACGGCCGAGATCCTGTCGCTGCCGAACGCCACCGACCTGCGGACCCTGGTCACCACCGCCACGTTCCCCGCTCAGCCGACCCGTTTGCCGGGTATTACCTACCCTCCTCTCCAGGTCCTGCGCATCGCCGATCTGGTCGATAA